AGAATGGAAGCTTGCCACACGTAAATCCAAATTAAATGAGGAGAGTAAAGAACCAAAAACAAAATCAAATCCTAAACAAATGGATGGAAAACCTTTAAGAGAACCATTCGTAAAAACAAGAAAAAAAAATAAATAATGTCAAACTTGAAAATTCATTTATTCGAAATGCTCCGTCTCGGAGCTGAAGCACAAAAAGCAAAAGCCCTGTTAACTTTGGAATTATTATCTAATCACGCCGCTGGTATTGGTGACCACTCAACTGGGGATTTTTACAAAAACGCTGAAGAAGCTCTCCAAATGTTAGTTGATGCAGATGATAAACTCGAAACTATTCAGAAATATTTTAAACAATGAAAAAAGTTTTAACAAAACTCGAATGGTGGTTTGACTGTTATTTTGCGTGGATGCTCTATAATGGAAATAAACAAGATAGATATATCGATTACATGGAAAAAAAATGGGGAAGAAAAAAAAATGACTTCGAAAAATGATATGGTGAATCACCCCTCTCATTATGGTGGTGAAAATAATCCTTACGAGGTAATAAAAGTTTGTGAAGAATGGGGTTTGGATAAGGACGCCTATCTTTTCAATGTTGTCAAATATGTCGCACGTGCAAGGAAAAAAGATTCACTTAAAGAAATTGAAGATTTGAAAAAGGCAATGTTCTATCTAAAAAGAAAAATTAAAAATCTTACAGATGGAGATTAACAAAATTATAAATGGTGATTGTGTCACTGAAATGAACAGAATGCCTGAGAACTCTGTAGACTTGATTGTAACTTCTCCTCCCTACAATGTTGGTATGGAATATGACATTTATCAGGATGACTGTACCATGGAAAATTATTGGGATTTCACAAAGAATTGGCTAAGAGCATCTTATAGAATATTAAAATCCGATGGTAGAATTGCCATCAATATTCCTTACGAAATAAACGTACAAGATAGAGGTGGTCGTGTACTTTTTATGGCTGAGTTTTGGAGATATATGAGAGATATGGGTTTCAAGTTCTTCGGACTCGTTGACCTAAATGAAACCTCACCCCATAGAACCAAGACCACGGCTTGGGGTTCATGGATGTCGCCTTCATCGCCTTACATCTACAACCCTAAAGAATGTGTAATATTGGGATATAAATCTAAACATAAAAAAATTGTTAGAGGAGAACCACAATGGGTTGGAGTCATTGATAAGATTGTTGCCGAAGATGGTTCAACAAAAAACAAAACTCTTTATACTGAAGAACAGAAAAAAGAGTTTATGGATTTGGTTTATGGTCAATGGGATTATTTTGCTGATACGAAACAAATGACCAAAGCGACCTTTTCGATGGACATTCCGCTCAAAGCAATCAAAATATTAACTTACAAAAATGATTTAGTATTAGACCCCTTCGCCGGGAGTGGTACTAGTTTAGTTGCCGCGGTTGTTTCAGGGAGAAATTGGTTGGGTATCGAAATCAGTGAGAATTATTGTAATATAGCCCAAAAAAGAGTACAACAGTTCATCGACTCAAAAAAACAATCGGAATTAGAAATATAATGGTCTCGAGACCCTTTTTCTTTATAATGGATATTTATAAAGAAAAAATCTGATGTCCGATTTCATAGTTTCCGAAAGTCAATTTTTCAAGATTAAAGACTCAATTTCTTTTCAGAAAGATTTTGAATTAGCTCAAAAGAATTGGGATAATTTTTCAAATGAAGAAAAAAAATGTGTAGTTGAGTGTCTGACTCTTTTTTATCCTGAAAAAGGGAAATTGATTACTGAATCCACTTGGTTGAATACTTTGGGTGACATCGTTGGTATCTTCGACCCCACAGGCGTTGTGGATATGGTTAATGGAATATCCTACATATATCAAGGTGATAATCTTTTTGGTTTCTTATCATTAATTTCTGCCGTTCCCTACATTGGAGATGTGGTTGCAAAGCCTGTTATGGGTGCTTTGAAAGTAGGAGCCCCTCCGGCCAAGAATCTCGAAAAAGTTTTGAAGTTGTCCGAAGCAGGTAAAACAGCAGAGGCGGCAGCCCTTCTCGAAAAGTTATCAGTGACTGGTGGAATTACAGGAACATTTGTTAAGGGTTTCGGAAGAATCGCAACCAAACTTAAGGGGTATATCGAAAGAGCTCCGATGGGAATATTCAAAGGATTGAAAAATACCATCCTACAATGGATTAACCTTTTCGAGAGGGCGTCACTGAAAGGAACAAAAGTAAGAATGAGGAGTCAAGTCTTGGCTAAAAACCTACCAAGATTGAGTCAGGCTGAACAATTAGCACAACTTTCGAAATTGAAAACACTTGCCAAAGACACCAAAGTTTTTAGTAATTATCGTACCACTAAAGGAATCTTAAGTTGGAAATCACTTTTTAGAGGTATGCCACAATTAATTGGAAGAAATGCTTCAATTAGAGCTTTAACAAGACAAACAAAGTGGTGGGCAGGATTTTTGGACTACTTGGGACTTGGTAACTTTGTAGGTCCTGAAGAAATGGTGAAAAGAGTTGGTGAGGACAAAATGATTGCAAAAATGGAGGAGTATCAAAAGACTAATACTGCAAAAGAGAACTTCACCGATGATTTTGGCTCAGAAATGAATGATGCTTCGAATCAAACCTCAAACCAAACATCAACAAGTAGAACGGCACCTAGCTCAGGGGCTGACCCAATACGAGACATACTTAGGAAATTATTGACTGGGCAGATAAACCCTTTACCAGGTTAAAAGAAATAAAATGGTTAAAGAAGAATTAATAAAAAAATTAGTGCAGATGCAACTTCAATGGAAGTTCATGCATTGGCAAACTTTTGGGGATGCCAAACACAGAACTTATGGTTCTATTTACGATGGTCTTGGAGAACTTATCGATGAGTTCACTGAAACAATGATGGGCAAATATGGTAGACCCGAGTTTGAACCTGAGTTCGCTCTTATGTTTCAGGATTTAAGTGCTCTGAATCTTCAAAAGTTTCTTGACGGAATTACTGAATTCTTGGTATCGTTCTCAGAAAAATTAGATAGCAAATACGATACAGACCTACTTAACATCAGAGACGAGATGTTGGGTTTAATCAACAAATCAAAATATCTATTAACACTTAAATACTAATGGCAAAAAAAATTATTAGACTTACAGAATCAGATTTGGAGCTAATTGTTAAAAGAGTAATTTCAGAACAATCTATCAAAGTGAACGCCTCCATAGGTTCATCTCCCGAAGCTATTCTAAACTTCGAGAACGGTAAGAAAACTATTTTGGTTCGTTCCACGATGGGATTCGAAGACCAAAAATTTGAAATCGAAACTCAGTTCCCTATAAAAAAGAAAGACCAAAAGGTATACGTTGTTTACAAGGGAAATGGTGAATTTGAATTATACCCTGAGGGTAAAGGTATGAAACCAATCATGGGTAAAGTTATTTCGACGATTAAGTAATGAAAAGAATAATATCAGAGACTGGATTAAGAGACATTTCGGCTTTGAGGAAGAGATATCCCAAAGCCGAAATTTATTTTCACCAAGATTTAGATGGGGTTACAACTGCTATTGCTATGAAAGAGTACCTTGAAGACAACGGAATTGACGTTGTGGGTGCTCATGTTATTCAATATGGAGACAAAGAGTTTTCAGTGAAAAAGAATGATGCACAGGGTGATACGATGCCAGTTTTAGTAGATTTTGCTCACGGAAAACCAATGTTTGTCATTCACACCGACCACCACGACAAACAGGTTGGTGCTGAAAAAGAAACATCCAAATCTTTCAGACAAGCCCGTTCGAATGTTGAAACAATATCTCAAATTGTTTCACCACGAGATATTTTTCCTTCACCTGATATTCTTTTGATAAGTACGGTTGATTCCGCGGATTTTGTAAGACAAAAATTATCACCTGAAGATGTGGTAAATTATTTGTATAGATTCGATAAAGAAAGTTCTCTCCAAAGAAACAAAATGTTACTTGGACTAGTCATTAATAAACTTATTTTAGCCTTCAAGAACAGGAGAGGATTCATGGAAGATTTGGTAATGAACTCCGAACCCTCCTTATTGTCAATTTTGAATAACATCAAGGATTGGATGAAAAAAACTAACGCGGAGAGTTTAGATGTTTTACATAAAAGGTCTGAAGATTACCTTAAACAAATGAAAGATTATCCTAAAAGGGTTTATCAGGACGGTATCATCTTTCAATACGGAGCTGGCTCAATGAAATCTGGTTCTTATGACAGGTATACTCCATTCAGGGTTCATCCCGAAGCAGATTTTTTGGTTCTCTTATGGCCAATGGGATTGTTACAGGTATCTTGTAATCCCTTCAAAGCAAATCGTCAACTCAAAGGTGTAAATTTGGGTGCGATTGCACAAGAAGTATTAGCGGAGTATGAGCCTTCACTTAAGAAAAGAGTGATTCCTCTATCAACTTTGAAATGGTTAAGTGAAATATCTTCGGGACCTGAAAGTGTTGGATTTACGTTTAAAGACTTCAAAGCCCTTTTCGGAGGAAAACTTCAAATGTTAGATGGTGGGCAGGAGATTATGAATCAATTGGAACCTATAATGAATAAACCTTTTTCGGAGTTGACAGAAGAAGAAAAAAATACTTTAGATAAAGTTGGAATAAATACTTGGGATTTCATTAAATCTCAATCAGGTGGTCACAAATGTATCACAAACATATCAGGGTTGAATTATTTGGGTAGAAAGACAAGACCATCTGAAGACCCTTATCGTTATTCCTCAGACAAACCGGACGTTCCTTACATCAAGTTCATGAAAGAAATTGGAAAAAAAATGGTTTCGAAACTCAAAGAAAAAATTGCCGAGGACAAGAAACCAGTTGAATCTTAATTTGTTTTTTTTATTATATAAATCAATCGAAAATGGTATTCGATGACATCACCACTTTCAATACCTAAAATATTACATGTTCCACCTTCAAGTTCCAAAACAATATTTCCATTTCCACAATACGAGGGACAAGGTTCATCTTCACAAGGAGGACAACTATGGTGAATGTTCAAGATAACATTATTTCTAATATTAATAATGTCCAAATCTATAATACAATTTTTCATCCAAAAACATTGTTTGTCCCCACCCATAAGAAACAACAATCCTTTGAAAGTTTCATCGAAAGTTTTACCCATCATTCCTATAGATTGAGATTTTCTATCGGTCAATGCTTTAACTTTGAACAAATTATCATTAATTTTAACCTTCATATCATATAAATACAATGGATAAAAAAAGATACGTAGGAGTAGCTGTAAAGTGTAAAGGAAAATTGTTGCTCTGTAAAAGAAATAATCAGGGTTCATTCCCCGGTATGTGGTCAATCCCTGGTGGTAAACTCCATGAAAATGAAACAACTCAAGAAGGTGCTAAAAGGGAGTTTTTCGAAGAAACTGCGGTTGACATCGATGGAAAAGAGATAAGTTTTGTTGGTGTAATCCCAAGACACACAAGAGACGGTAAAAAAATTAAAGGATTGATGTACGTGTATCTGTTAGAAGTGGAAAATTGTATTGAACCTGATTTCGCAAACGCAATTGATGGTGAAGAACACACCGATTGGGGTTACTTTACCTCGGATGAAGTGACACCAGAAAAGTCGGGCGAACACATGTATAAACTTGCTAAAATAATTTTAAAATGATACTCGTTATACTCCTGTTTGTTTTAACGATAGGTTTTGGTCTTTACGCTTGGTGGGATATTGAAAAACAAATCAAAAACAATATTGACAAGATGGATTTTTGAAAAAATCTTCTCAACCAGGTTACCTTTTCAATTTTTTGGTATATTTATATGTCTTACCCGAAAGGGTGAACATCCCCACCGATTCAAGTTTCAACCGAGAGGTTGGAAAAAAAACCTGAATCATATGAGAAATAAAAAATCTCAAAAAAAGTCCCACAAGTTTGGTGTTTAAAAAAAATATCTTATATTTGTGGGACTTTATTATCAAAAGAAGTTCTTCAACATATTTCTACCTGAGGTTCAACCAGAGCATGACTTGGGTAGATTCAACTTATATCGCGTGGTAGTAGCAGCGGTAGCTCGTCAGGCTCATAACCTGAAGGTCGTCAGTTCGATTCTGACCCACGCAACAAGTCCAACAGATGGTATCTGATACTGACAACTCTTAGGAGTGATGGGTGTGAAAGCAGATTGAAAAGGGTACAACCCAAACCCAAACTGATGGATTAAAAAAAAAGTTCTTAAAAAATTTGATTGTTTGAAAATGACTTCTTATCTTTGTAAGACAATTGAGGGAAATCGTTTCCAAAAGTTTGGAGTAAAGATATTTCGGTTTCCTTCAATCTTTGATAGTTCTTTGATTCAAGATATTGGCCGCCTATGGTCGTTAAATAAACTACGAAAGTAGTATAAAGTGGATAACCCTGGTTTTGGGTTTTCTGCGGTTTCCGAAAGGGAGCTTGAGTAGGCAAGCAGGATATCACACCACCTCTAGTACCGAGGGTAACACTGTAGGGAAGTTGGTGAGGTGACCAAGCGATTCGGGTCGTTTGGTTGAGGTCGGA